CCTTGACTACGGTGAGGTGATCATCCTGCTAGCCATTCTCCGCTTCGCCTTTATTCCATGAACCGTCGTGGCTTTATTTCGATGCTCGCAGGCGCAGCTGGCGCACCCCTAGTCCCGTGGCGTGCGTTAGACAAGGCTCTGATCTTTCTACCTAACGCACCTAAGACCGACTTGAGTAAGTATTTTACTTCAGTCGATGCATGGTTTTTAAACCCCGGAACGCGAGAACTCCTCCCCACCTACCAGAGAAGTAAGGTAATGGCTCACGCACGGTTCACGGAGATCCTGCGACCCGGGATGGAGAAGATCTGGTTACCGGTCTGGGGTGAGGGTGGCGAGGCGGATAAGTGGTTAGAAGCATTCCGTGAGTAAGGCATTTAAGTACAATACCAGGAACCTGCCGAAGGTAAACTGGAAGGTACGGCAGAGCGTGCGCGCCATCTTAATGCAGGCGTGGGGGATAAACATCATGCGGATTCCCCGGTAAAACCAGTCCAGCTTGCACGCTTAAGCTCTTAGCGTTAAGCTTCGCTCCGTTGTCGGGTAACACTCCCCGACTCCCCCTAGGGAGAGCGAATTGTTCTTTACCCGCCAGGATCGCGCAACCCTTAACCTGCTCCTAGAGCAGAATCTTCGTATCGCACGCCAGAACGCAAGCATCATCTTACGATTAGGAGACCTCATGCAAACCGCAGCCGACTTGACAGCCGCCATCGCCACCCTCCAGACCGCAGTCGACACACTCGGGACAACCGTCACCTCCGAGGTCGCCGGTATCTCTACCGAAGTCGCGAACCTTAACTCCCAGATCGCAGCACTCGAAGCACAGTTGCCGACCGTTGACTTTACCGCCCTGGTAGACTCGGTCAATGCCATCGGCACGAAGGTAGCGAACATCACCGCCGCCGTTGCCGCTGCCACTCCGGCTGCAACCGGGGGCTAACCCAGAATGCCGAGGGGGTAGCTGGATGGCTGCGCTTATCACGCGGCTGCCAGTAGCTCAGACAGGTAGAGCAGACTGACAAAGCGGGTGATTCCGTGATTACCGGTTATGCGTAGGTTCGATTCCTACCTGGTGCAGCTACCCCCGGAGCGACGTAAACGATCCGGAGCCTGCACACTTAATAAACGAGTTATCCGGGTAGGTCACTCCTTAAATGAGAGCGGACACCGGGCCGGATTCAACGCCGTGCTGAGAGTGTGCAGGCCGAGGTGTAAGGAGAGAGCATGTCGAAGCAGGCAACCCCTATCCACGCGCAGTGCGGTCACCGTTTAGATAGGAGCGGTGGACGGTGCATTAACAACGCAATCATCGGCACCTTTGCTTGGGAGCAGGGGCAGACGGATGTAAACTTGAACAAGAAGCCCGTCGCTCTACGATGCGGAGACCATAAGATCAAGCTTGATCGCCACTGGCCGTGGAGAAACGTAAGGATACTAACGGCATGAAAACCCTACTCTGTTTCCTTCTCGCTGTCATCGCGGCGTCAGGTCTCGGTGCCTTCTACGCACACGTAACCGGAACACCTACACGACCGACTCTGGCTTGGGCTCCCGGTCCGGGATCGGAACCAGAGAAGAAAGCGTTTGTTCCCTTAAACTCGGGGGAAGGAGTTATTGTTACGTTCCCTAACGGAGGCTGCGTCTATAAGGACTCTGGGACGGGCCTACTCAGCGATGCTGGGGCCACTTGCCCCGCCGCCTCCTTGCCGATAGCCAAACCCGTAGACCCAGGGAAACTTACGTGGTCTTCTATCGGCACCGTCGTAGCATCAAGAAAGACCATCAGCTCCTATCCTCTGATCATTAAGCAGGCCCCCCTAGGGGGTTTCGTCATCCACCAGTGCAAGGCCGGGGACATCGCTGTTTGGACTTCCGATCACGACCTCGGTTGCGTGACTCCGCCGACGTTCTCCGAACCGCACGTGGATGATGGCAGACCGCAATGACTAAAGGGCAGTGGGATAACGAGGAGCTACCGGAGCGGGATAAGCCTGACCGTAAGGTTTCCATTGCCGCAAGCATCAACTCCGGTATCCGTTCGATTGATGCGAACGATCCGAGCAATTGGTATCGCGCTCGCCTACGCGGCTGGACGCGCGAACAATTCAATCACTGGGTATTAACCGGGGAGGAGCCGTGAATGGCGTATTCCTTCTCGGAGGAGAACCATGCTATTGTGCGTGGTGTGTAATACGACGTAAACAGGAGCAAGAAATGCAATCGCGTTCGAACACAAGTGGCATTAACGAGTGTAGCTCGGTGCTAAAGGCCGGAGCAGCCCAGGACCATCAGATGTCAATTCTTCAGGCACGGTTAGCCGAGGTCCTAAAGAATGTCTCTGATCTCGGGAATAAAGTACAGATCATAGCTGATCGTACTTTTGGCTCGATGCCCGAACAGGAGGGAAGGGATAAAGAGGGGCTACAGAACTCCGGGACCGTAAGTCAACTTCACGGCCTGATCACTAACATCGAGGCGAGTCTTATCTCTCTTCACGGGCAGATCAACCGACTTGAGAGACTCTAATGGAGAAGACACCGATTCCGGAAGCTCTACAGCCTGCGCCACCTCCTCCTCCACCGGAGATCATCGAGCGGCCTGCGGGACGTGACTGCTCGAAATGCTCGTTCTACGGGGCCTTGCATAAGACAACGGGGATTTGCAGACTTCACCCCCCGGTGCCGGTAGCCCAACTCGTTGCAGGGGCGGACGGAAAAGCGCAGTGGCTTACGAACGCCATCTGGCCTACCGCTATCGAGGGGCAGTGGTGCGGGCAGTTTAAACCGGCGCTTGATGGCTAAGTTCTACTACGGGCAGACGGTGCGCTTTAAGAGCCAGGCTAATTACAAGTTCTGGTTTCGCGGGCGCATCATCCGGCAGTTAGGGCCGGATCACTACCTGGTAGAAGATAACACGGACCTTAAGCCCCGCGTGGTTACGGCCGACCGGATCGAGGCCTGTAACGATGTCGGATTCGAAAGACCAAGAGGAGACGGGACATGACCCTATTACCCTATCAGCTGCGTATCGTCGATGAGCATAACGCCTTAGCGGAGAAGCTTAAGAAGCTCGAAGAGTTTCACCGGCACCTGGTCTTCGCCGGACTGCCCGACGAGGAGCGTTCTCTGTTAACTCGCCAGGCCCATGCGATGAGCGAGTACCTTCATATCCTTAAACAGAGAATGGCCCGGTTCCCGAAACCGGAGGAGAAACCTAATGACGCTTGATGAGCTGGTTACCGAGATTGAAAAGCTCTTCGACTGCATCAACGGGGACTATAGAGCTTTTCACCAGGACCCGCAGGGCAACCGGTATCCGTACATCTCTCTCGGGTTCTTTAGCAAACCACAGATTCCTATGGAGAGTCTACGGGCTGCGCTCTTAAATCAGTTTACGGAACTGCGGGCCGAGTATGGTCCTACTCTCTACTGGCGGTATGGCCCGGGTCATCGGATTCTCGAAGATTACCAGACTGCCGCGATGGGGAGACTTGCCCTGCAAAAGATCACTACCCGTGTCGCGATCCCCGGTCTTGATCATAAGCTCTTCTCCCTAGAGGGGAAGCCATACCCAGAGGTGTTCGATGACGTGTCAAAACCCGGAGTGTAAGAACGGTCTAGTTCCCGGGCTGGTGATGGCCTCCCCCCGGGGGTCGAAAGTCCCCTTGATCGGCTCCGATGGCAAGATGGGTTCCGGAGGCCAGCGCTGGGGTTGGGTGAAATGTCTTGCCTGCAACGCCTCCGAGGAGAGCAAGGACCGGGGCATCGTTTACAAGCACGTGCCTCGCTCGCCCGAGGAGATCGCACAACGCGCGGCAAGGGCAACAAACAGAGAAACCTATAAGCCCGAGTCAGCGGTAGCCCGAGGCCTTGGGGGTGTGCGTGCCGGGGCTAAGGCACCCGAGGCACCGCCCCCGGATAACAGCGCCCAACTTACGAAACTCTTAGATCAGGTTACGAAGTTAACCGAACAGATCACTGAGCTGTTAACCGAGAACAGGGATCTGCGTAAGGAGCTAAAAGAGGCGAGGGATAGGAAAGATGTTGCAGCCTAAGAAGCGCGGGTTCGCCGCCATCGATCCCGAACGCCATAAGGAGATCGCGAGCCTCGGAGGGAAAGCGATCCCCCCTGAGAAGCGGGCCTTCTCCTTAAACAGAGAACTGGCCGCCGCTGCCGGTCGCAAGGGTGGCAAGGGGAAACGTAAACTTCCATAAAGGGGACACATCCGCTATCCTGCCCGGATGGCCGTAGCTTCATTCCCCCTAAAGCTAGTCCCTGAAGAACTCCGTAAGGAGCTAGAAGCCTTTACCCGGGAGGACCTAGAGCTACTGCGCTGGCAGCTAGGGTGGAAGGCGAAAGCTCGTAAAAAGCAGCTTCCCCCAGAAGACGACGAGTGGACGTACTTCGGGATCAAGTCCGGTCGAGGTTTCGGTAAGACACTTTGCGCCGCAAACTGGCTCGGGATCGAAGCCTGTCGTGACCCGGGTTCGTACAACTTCGTGATCGCCCCAACCCACGAAGACTTAATCGGTGTCTGCTTCTACGGGCCGACCGGTCTGCATTCGGTCATACCGAAGTCTCTGATTAAGGTTTCAACCAAGAGTCCGCCGTACATCGTCCTGTGGAATGACTCGATCATCCGGGGTTTCTCTGCCGACTCTCCCGAGCGCCTTCGTGGACCGCAGGCTAGCCGCGCTTGGCTCGACGAGATCGCCTCCTGGCGATACCCGGACTTAGCTTGGGATAACTTGTCCTTCGGTCTGCGTCTCGGTAAACACCCTCGCATCTTCTGGACCGGCACTCCGAAACCGAAACCCTTTATCCGAAAGCTCGTTAAGCTCCCACGCTCTGTGGTCGTCTCCGGGACAACCTACGAGAACGCGGAGAACCTGCCGGACTCCTTCTACGAGAATGTCGCGAAGTACGAGGGGACGACAATAGGAAGACAGGAACTCTATGGCGAGATCCTAGACCCGGAAGAAGGCGGGTTTGTCAAGAGATCCCAATTCCGGCTCTGGCCTGCCGGGAAAGCGCTGCCCCGGTTCCGGTTTATCATTATGTCGCTTGATACGGCTCTGACCGAGGAGACTTGGGATAAAAAGAAACAAACGGGAGATCCGACCGGTTGCACGGTGTGGGGTCTCTTCGATCACGACCGGAAAGAGCACGTGATGCTACTCGATGCGTGGGAAGACCATCTCGGTATGCCCGAGCTAATTCGCCGGGTCAAGCTACAGAAAACCTACACCTACGGGGATGCAGACGAGCCGGTTATCAAGCCTTCGCTTCTACAAAAAGGGCAGAGACCGAATCACCAAGGCAGGCCTGCCGATCTAATCCTGATTGAGGAGAAAGGATCAGGCATTTCCCTACGGCAAATGCTTGCAGTAGAGAACATCTTTACGGAAAGCTATAATCCTGGCGCGATGGACAAACTGTCCCGGCTACACGCCGTATCCCCCTGCTTCCCTGCCCGTAGGGTATGGGTTATAGAGTCCGAGAGGCCGGAAAGGAAAGGGGAACCGAAGAGCTGGGCTCAGGACGTTATCACACAGTTCTGCACCTACGTAGGCGAGGGGAGCTTAGAACATGACGATCTGCTCGATACCGGCACCCAAGCGATTCGCTACCTGATGGATCGCTTCGGCTTTAAGTTTACCGTTCGCTCTGATCCGGTTAAGGCAACCGAAGAGGCCCTAAGAGTCCTTAAGGGCAAGAGTCGAAAGAACCCATATGACGGAGGTCGATGATCTTGGCTACCCAACCAGACGACGACGAGGATCAGCCCGAGGATCAAGACCAGGACTCGCCTGATGACGAGGGCTCTACCGAAACCGTCTCGGATGATAACCCTACCGGAGTCGAGGACACCGACGATGGTGGTGCCGTCGTTAAAATGGGAGACGACGAGGATGAGGACGAGGGTGAGTCTGATTTCTACTGCAACCTAGCCGAGGAGCTTGACAATACCGCCCTTAACACGCTCGCTATCGAATTGCTTGAGCGTATCGAGTTCGACAAGGACTCGCGCAAGGAACGGGATGATAAGTACTCGGAAGGGATCAAGCGCACGGGTTTAGGTGACGAGGCCCCCGGTGCTCCCGCCTTCGAGGGCGGATCGACAGCCGTTCACCCGATGCTCTCGAAAGCTACCGTCTACTATCAATCGCATACCATCGGGGAGCTGATGCCCCCGAACGGCCCGGTAAGGGATTGGATTCCTGGCGAGACTACCGAGGGTCGGGTCGAGAAGGCGAAGCGCAAGACTGCCCACATGAATTGGCAGTTTAAACGGCAGATGCCGGAATTCAGGAGCGAGCTTGAAAAGCTACTCTCCCAGCAGCCTTTGGCGGGATCTCAGTACATACGACTTGTGTACGACTCTCGCAAGAAGAGACCAGTTCCGACCTTTATCCCTATTGATGATGTCTACTTGCCCGAGTCAGCGGCAGACTTCTACTCCTCCGAGCGCCGGACCTTTAAGCAGACGATCACCCAAACAGAATTCGAGGCCCGCGTAAGGCAGGGGTACTATCGGGAGATCGATCTAGGAGCGCCTTCCCAAACCCCAGATAAATCGGAGGCCGCGGTCGCCACGGACCAAGTCCAGGGCTTAACCAGCTCTCCGTATAACGAGGAGGGACTGCGAACCATCTACGTCGTCGAGGCTCTTGCGACCATCGAAGACGATGATGATGACCTAAGCATCGCTGGAGGTCGCAGCGCTAAGGACTCGGACCCGAGATCGATCAAGAAGACGAAAGGTGATGGCCCGAAACCCTACCTGATCGAAGTCGATCTCTACCTTAAAACCATTCTCTCGATTGTTCGTAACTGGGAAGAGGCCGACGAACAGCAGGAGAATATGTGTTGGATGATCGACTTCCCGTTTATCCCGTGGCGGGGTGCGCAGTCGGTCGGGTTAATCCATATCATGGGGTCGCTCGCCGGTGCCGGTACCGGAAGTCTGCGGGCCTTGCTCGATACGGCGTTAGTCCAGAACGTACCAACTCTAATTAAGATCAAGGGCAATACGCCTGGGCAGTCGATGACCCTCGCTCCCTGTACGGTTAACGAAATCGAAGGCTCTAGCCTCGGGGGGGACATTCGAAGCTTGATTATGCCGATCCCCTTTAACCCTCCATCGAACATGCTCTACCAGTTACTTGGTTGGTGTACCGAGCAGGGTGAGGAGGTAGTCCGCACAACCTTCGATACGATTGCAGAGGACGGCGGGGCAAACATGCCCGTTGGGACTACCCTGGCTATGATCGAGCAGGGACTAAAGGTCCTTGCCGCGATCCACTTAAGATTGCACTCCGCGATGGATCGTGTGATCGGAGTCCTTCACCGAATTAACCGGCTCTACATTACCGATAAGGACATCCTCGATGACACGGGTGAAATGCTCGCCCACCAGAGCGATTACGAGGGACCGGTTGACGTCGTGCCGGTTTCTGATCCGGAGATTTTCTCAGACGTTCAGAGATTCGCGCAACTTCAAATCATCCAACAACGTGCGGACCTACATCCTGAGCTCTACAACGCTTTTAAGGTTGAGGAGCTTATCCTTGAGCGGACGAAGATACCAAACGCCAAGGCTCTCCTTAAACCCCAGCCGCAGATTACAGAGCTTAATCAGGTTAATGAGAATCTTGCAATGGGGCTCGGCCGTCCAGTTACGGCGTTTCCTGACCAAGACCACTTAGCACACATTCAGCTGCTTTGCGACTTTATGCAGAGCCCGGTCCTAGGCCAGAATCCTTTGATCGCCCCGACCTTTACTGGTCCTGCCTTGCAGCACTTAAAGGAACATATCCTTTACCTCTACCTAACCCTTACCGTCGAGTTAACCGAACATGCCTCCGGGACCGATCTCGGTAAGGTCATGAAGATGAAGGACAAAGGTGTTTCTAAGGAAATGGATAAGACCCTTGCTGCGGGGTCTGAAAAGGTTCTCGGGAAGCTTCAGCAGCTTCTTTCAAAGGTCATGCCGATAATCGGACAGGCACAACAGACGGCGGCGCAGTTCGCACCGAAGCCTCAGGCAGACCCGACCGCTCAGGCTATCGAGCAGATCAAGGGTAGCAATGCTCAAGCCCTGGAGAAGACTAAGCAGCAGGGGGATCAGGCTAAGGGTCAGCTCGAATTGCAGCAGACGAACATCGAGCAGCAAGGCGATAATCAGCGCACGCAGGCGGAGATCGATAGTAAGCAGAAGATCAACTCCGATGATAATGCTACCGCTCTGGAGATCTCCGCTGCTAAGATCGAGACTGGCCATTCAACGAATTTATCAACCGGGACTGCGATGGAAGGCCACGAAAGTCCCATGAGCGGAGGAGCATAAGATGACCGAACCAAACGATACCCCAGAGACCGAGGAGCCGGACGCACCCGATGTGCAGGAGCCGGACGCTTTCGAGAGTGACCCTCTCTTGCTTCTGGAGAAGCGCGTCAAGCGCCTCGAAGATCTCGAAGACCTGCTAATCCATAGCGGTCTCGACTTCGGTCACCTGCGCGAGGTCTGGAAGGCCCGCAATGGCTGAGCCTCTTCCCGACGAGCGGATGGCTAATGCTATTCGCCACGCCTATCGTCCGCTCTCGGACGAGGAGAAACTACAGATGACAGAGGTAAAGGACATCGCCGCCGACTTTATCTCTGCCTGTGGTCGCATCGGAAGATCTCGGGAGCTATCTCTCGCGATCACGAACATGCAGCAAGCGAGTTTCTGGGCGGTTCAACATATCACTGGAGATAAGACCTCATGAGCGATCCAACGACCAAGCACCACCAGCTGGCCACTACCGGTCATGCCGAGGGTATGAAGAAGGGCGGTCACGTGCACATGCACGACCACGCAAGGCATCACGGGCACAAGGAAGTCGAGAGTCACCATCCGAAGGAGCACCACGGCGGTCATAAGCACAACGAGACCAACGGTCCTCACGGCGGCGGTCACAAGGGCCACAGCGTTCATAAGACCACTGGCGGTATGCACACCGGTAGCGAGAGCCCCTATACGGAAGGGGTAGGTACGGACGGGGGTGGGCATAGCAGGGGTAAGAAGTACTAGCCGTAGGCTAAAAGTTTACAACCGAACCCTGCGAGCATAGTATGGTCTCAATCGGAAAATACATCGAGCAGTTAAAAGAGCTTCAGATCAAGACTGCGACTGATTCCCTGCAACCGAACAACACCCAGAAAACGGAGTGGCATTTCGGTTACGTCTGCGGGATCAAAGCGGGACTAGACATAGCGCTTCGGCTGCTCGAAACGGAACCCCAGGAAAATCAGGAGGAATCAGGTGGATCGAACCATTCATCGCGAAAGCGGTAGGGCCGACCGGGGCGTGGGTAACGGAGCGTTATCCGAAGCCGCCAGCAAGGCCAATGCGCAGTTTGCGAAGTCCACGTTCAAGTACGACAGCCTTGCTCAGGCTTTCCCCGAGGCCGACCCCGGCCTTACACCATTCGGTTCCGATGTCCTTATCCAACTTCGAACACCCCGTACCAGGACCGCTGGCGGTCTCTGGATTCCCGAAGAGTCCCGCGAAACGGATCTGTGGAATATGCAGGTTGCGAAAGTAATCGCGCTTGGTCCCGTTACCTTCTGTAATCGTGAGACCCTCGTTCCGTGGCCCGAAGGGGCCTGGGCGAATCCCGGCGACTATGTCCGAGTTCCGAAGTACGGTGGTGATCGTTGGTGGGTTGACGTTCCTGGATCTCATGACGGAAAGGCCCTGTTCGTTCTCTTTAATGACTTAGACCTAAAAGGTCTGGTCCCTGAGGACAAGGTCCTTGACATGGTCGCTTACATCTAACTTCTGCTGGAGAGGTTGCAATGGCTAAGGAAGAAACAAAGGAGGAACCCATCGTTCCAGTCGGTCCAGGAATGGACACGGACGAACAGGTGGTTTCCGCCGACGAGGAGCAGGACGCTCCTGAAGGTTCCGACTCCGATAGTACGGATGAAAGGGCAGGTCATGCCGAATCCGGTACCGAGGAGGATGGTGACCGTACCGCGATACGTGAGCGTCGCCGCGAGGAGAAGAAGCGAAAGCGGGAACAGCGCCAGCGGGATCTAACGGAGTTACGATTCCTACGACAACGCAATGATGCGCTGGAACGCCGACAATCCCAGGTCGAGGCTCGACAGGGCCAGGCCGAGACTCTCCAGATCGATTCTCGGATCAGCGAACTCGAACAGAGAATCCGAGAGGCCGAGGGTATTCATGCCGAGGCCATCAAGAAGGGTGCCGGGGATGAGGCTACCGAGGCCTTACGCATTCGGGACCAACTACGCGATGGCGTAGGGCAGCTTAAACAGATCAAGGACAACCAGGCACGGGAGGCTCAGGCTTCGCGTCGTCCGCCCGGCCCGGACCCGCAGGTCATCGCAAGGGCTCAGGGCTGGATGTCCGAGAATAGCGAGTGGTTTGATCCGCAGCTACGGAACGAAGACTCCCTGGTGGCAAAGGCGGTCGAGGATAATCTCTACCGCGAAGGTCGCCTGGATGCTCGAACCGACGCTTACTGGGAGGAGTACAACAAGCGTCTTGCGAAGCGGCTCCCCCATCTGTTTAAGGGAGGCAAGAAAGTGGCCACCGAAGACGACGATGACGACGAAGGTGGCGAAGACGAGGCCGAGAGTCGCGAAGATGCTCGCCGTTCGACCCCGAGAGGCCCACGAATCACAAC